GTTTTATGGTTTGAATGAATAACGTCCCGAAGGGGAACCTATCGCGAGGGCGATAGGCGGCTGTAACCACTTGGAAAGAGAACCTCTTCAAGGCGTCTTCGGTGACCAACCTCAGACTCCGCAAAGAACGACACACGAGTCCCCGACGGAAAACGTCAGCAAAGAAACGTCCACACAAGGCACTCCACAGCAGGTCTTCCCCAAACCCAGTTTTGATATGCTGGGCGCCGTGGCCAAGTATAGCTTTGGCCTCTTCACGTCATTAATCTCCGTCTGGTACTCACCAGCATCCAGTTCCTTACCTCTCTCTATGTCGCATCATGTAGATCCCCGGTGACTACTATTATGAAAGCTGCTTGAGGTGCCGAAGCTTATTACATACGACCTTAGGTTCATTTCAGCATCACCCGAAACTTACCCCTTGGCCGAACCCAGCTCACTTCCAACATTCATAGCCAGTCCTATTCCCCCTAGGACTCGATCCTTCACCATCCAAGTTAAAGCAAAGTAGCCAGAAGGGCCATCGCCAGATCCGGGTTGCTCAATATGGCTCCCGCGGCTCCCTTGACAGCCTTCTTTCCGCCAGAAACTAGCGACTTGAAAAGCTCCTTGTGATCCGGATTGCAAGTGGCGGCAGGGACTGTAGCCAAGGCATGGTACGCCCTAGCATATTCATCCACCAAGGGAGGTCCCAAAGAGGATGAAAAGATCTGCCGATCACTGTAGAACTCCACAACTAAATCAAAAGTCAGTTGCAGAGATGCATCTTCCGTATCAAAGGAACCGGCAATCCAAAGAGTAGTCTCGTCAGAGTTCAGCTCATTGGGCTGCCGTTGATTCAACTCGCTGAGATCCGAAGGAAGCCACCACACATAGGCTCCCTCGCGCAGTGCTCCAACGTATCGGTCAGTCGGCAACTGGGAAAGTGCCGTGAACACGTTGGCGCGAAGTCCCGGATTATAACCCGGTCGTCCACGAGCTGCAGCGATGTCACCCCCGTACTCCAGCGCGCTTCCAGTGAACTTGGCCAACATGCTCATAGCACAGACCTTGTACGTGGAAACGTTCTGATTGACCAGATCAGCCGCTTGGGTCGAGAACAGGTCATAGTGGGCTCCGTTGGATTCCCAAAGACTCGTATTATTCGAATACATCATCACTCCAATAATACTGGATTTCGGCATGGCACCCAATTGGCTGTAATAGAAAGGCCCGATAGGTACGTTTGCCCCTGGTTGAAAAACCAGCGGCACACCCTGAGAGGCAACTCCGATAGCAACCAAGGCCCCGGCAACTTGTGCCCAGACCGTGATTGGCCGAAGTGCATCAGTTACGACCGTTAGAGCCCCATTAGCAAGCCCTGTAGTGAAGGTGACAGGAACGAAAGTGACGTCGTCATCGCGAATCCCAATTGTGATTGGATAGGAAGGAAGAGAATCATCACGTCCAGGTTGAAAATAGGCGTTCCTGATTTGGTACGCCCCCTGGCCGTTGATGGTTCCCTTCTCCCTAGTGTTCAGTTGAACACTCACAAAATAGGATTGTGGATTCGGTGCGGCACCTCCGATCTGACCTTGAAGGGCTAGCCCATTGGCAGACATGACGTGTAATGTATTTGAGATATCCGGTCTCAAGTTAAAGGCGAACGCCTGACCGGGGGTGGTGGGTCTGAATACGATAGACCTCTGAAATCGAGTGATACTCGCACGGTACGGTTCCGTACTTGGTGTGCGGGTCATCTCCGATTCAGCAGGATTCACCAGCATTCGCTCCCACGCCCCGACCTTAACTGCCTTAGGACCCTTGTTTGACACAAGAACTTCCTTCTTCATGGCAGATGGCCCTCCTTTCTTCTTCGCTTGTTGTTGCATTGTTCGTTCGTTTAAATGGAAAATCTATATAACGAATCCGCCTGGTTACATCAGGCGCGCGGGACGCGCGCCCTACGCATAGTCGGCTTTCCAGAGCGCGTGCATGAACGCACACGAGCCCTGGGTGGGTCGGCACAAGAATTCACAAGTGCACGGCGTATCGAACAAATACACTTCATTCGAATAACGCTCTGCAGTGGCCTTCTTGTAAGCCTCCTTGTCCAACATAGGGTAGAAATCTTCTTCATCTTCTTCTAATACCTCCCAAGAGCCTCGTTCATGAAGCACTTGCTGTGTCGCTATCTCCAGCTTAGCCTGTCCGACATCGCCATGCTTTATCTTGAAGGACTTAAGATAAATTGCACGGACACGCTGCAAATAATGACACAACCTGTACCCCTTCCAAGAATTCAGGATCGCTGCGCTACGTAATTCGAGGGGATCGATCTTACTCGTCTTCTTCAAACGAATATAATCTTTCTCCGGCATCTTGAACGCTTTGAGGACACGCGACGGAAGCGGATACCAGGCGTAAATCTCACGCCCCGTCGTGTCGGTAGAAGGAATGAACCAGCCCTTCAAAAACGTTGTCCCCAAGAAACCCTCACGTAGTTTTGGTTTGGAAATGAGCCCACAAGATTCATCACAGAACTGTACTATTTGCCCCACCACATCCTCAGAAATCACTACCGCCCGAGCTATGTTCCAGGCTATGTGAGCGATGAACAACGACTCACAGATAGAGTTCCAAAGACTGGTCCAAGGACTGCCGGTTGCGAGCAACAGACGAACGTAGAGATATCCCACGTCATCCATAAACTTCAACCGACCGCCCTGCGAACGGTACAATTTCCTGATAACCTCCTCAGGCATCAGAGTGGCTAAAACACGAAGAATGGCTATGTGTAAATTAGGGTTGGTTTGTGTCTGGTCAAATGACGTCTGATCATTCTCAAGAGAATAGGGAACCCCATTCTTCATGAAGAACAGCACAGAATCATCTCCAGCCTGTCGACAGACCCAGTAATTATCAGTTACCTTGCTGGTCATATATGACAGAACGCTCTGCTTCGCGGGGCCGACCTCGATGCATAAAGTCACATCGGTGCCTGGAAGTTTGATCTCCCAAGGGTGGTCGCATAGGTGCTTGTAGGCAGCCCATACATGGTACGCGGAGTGCAGAAAAGCCGGCGGACAAACGAAGATGATGGGCCGAGATTTGCTGTAGTTCCAAGTTGCGATGACAGGAGATCCATCGTATACGTCTCCCGGTTGCTGCGCCGTCTTGATCGACAGCACCTCATCGGTCTTCTCGAAAACCACAGGCTCACTCAGCTTCTCACCCTCTAATTCGTCCTCAACCCCAAAGACTTTCTTCAACACGTCAAGAACATCCTGACTTGTATCCGGTTCGCCCTTAAGGTAGTCTGACTCCATCTGCTTCAGAACTAGCATATCGCGTCGCGACTTAATACCCCTCTTTTCCCGCAGATTCTCATCATACCACTCAAGCCAAGCGGCAGTCCCGAGCTCTAGTGATAACTCCTCGAAGTCGGTAATCGTCATTTGACTGACAATTTCCTCGTTCAATTCCACGTCATCCCAGTGCGGCGGTTCTACCATCAGGCGTTGAATGGCACCACTCAAACCATGCGGTATAGCAAAAGGTATGCCACGATAATGCAAATACACGATCGCCTCTGTCATTCCGGAACTGGTCATGCGGATTTTATCCATGTCCGTCAGCACAGCACTTACGTTCCGGTTTTCCAACTTAGTTATGTCACCGTGGAGGTTCACTAGCAAGGGGCATAAATCCACTTGCCACGCTTCAGAAACCATTTTCCCCGAATGACTCGTGCACATCTGAA